GAACCAGAACCAGAACCAGAACCAGGAGAATGTTTGCACGGAGCGATGAAAACATCTGCTCCATGCCGACAGCCTTCCGCTCCGTCTTCGGTTATTTCGCTAACACTTAACGACAAAAGCGAATACCAAGTGACCGAAGACCAAATACAGCAATGGTCAGAATTATTCCCTGCCGTAGATATTATGCAGGAACTTCGCAAAATGAAAGGGTGGCTGGACGCTAATCCCTCTAAGCGCAAAACTAAAAAGGGCATACTGCGCTTTATCAACACGTGGCTGTCCAAAGAGCAGGACAAAGGCGGCAGTAAAAACAAAAATCCTGCTACGGTGAAAAAGAACTACGACACCGGCGACGATTTTTTGAGGGGGTGAGGGTATGGACAACGTTAGCACTATTCTTGACAACTTAGTCCCGGAATATACACTGGTTGACGGAGATTTTTACGACGAAGAAGGTTATATCGTCTGCGGCAAATGCAAAACCCGCAAACAACGTGAGATTATATTTTTTAACAACGAGCCGCGCCGCGTGCCTATTGCCTGTGAATGCCGGAAAAAAGAGATAGAAGCCGAGGACGAACACAGGCGCAAAGAAGAATTCCGCCAACGGATGGAAGCACTTCGCAGGGACGGTATATCAGACCCGGCATACTTGCAATACACTTTCACCAACGACGATTACCGCAACAAAGCGGTGTCAGATGTTTGCCGTAAATATGTTGACAAGTGGGAGGAAATGAAGGCAGAAAACATCGGCATATTGTTTTATGGGCCTGTGGGCACTGGCAAGTCATTCTATGCCTGTGCCATAGCAAATGCGTTGCTTGATAAATGCGTATCTGTCAGTGTAACCAACTTCCCGCGTATTCTCAACAAACTGCAAGGGTTTGGGGAAGAAAAACAAGGGTTTATCGACAAGTTGCAACGCTATAGCCTGCTAGTAATAGACGACCTTGGCGTCGAAAGGGACACGTCCTATTCCGTAGAGCAGGTTTATAACGTGATTGATACGAGGGCAAGGGCTAAAAAGCCTTTGATAATCACGACAAACCTTTCGATGGAGGACTTAAAAAACCCGGTATCGCTGGCGCATGCCCGGATATACGACAGGGTGCTTGAAATGTGTCCTATAAGGCTTTTAATGCAGGGTGAATCACGAAGGCAGGATGTAGCAAACGAACGGAGGGACAAGGCAAAACAGATACTTGGTCTGTAAAGGGGGCGTAGTAGTGCAAGAGTATAAATTTACTATACCCGGCGCATTGCCGGGGCTTAACGAATATATTAACGCTGAACGCAACAACAAACACAAGGCGGCAAAAATGAAAAAGCAGGCTGAACATACCATCATACTGTTTATCAAACAACAGTTGCGAGGTTTAAAAATACAAAGACCGGTGTTGATAAACTACCTGTGGGTTGAGAAGAACGCACGAAGGGACAAAGATAATATCGCTTTTGCGAAGAAGTTCATTCAAGACAGCCTTGTCAAAGCCGGAGTTATCGAAAATGACGGGTGGGAACGGGTAGAGGGCTTTACGGATGAATTCTCAATCGACAAGAAAAACCCACGGGTTGAAGTGGTGATCCGGGAAATCGAAAGGGAGGCGGGAAGATGATTAGCAAGGAGTACGGGAAGTATACCCTTATTTGCGATACATGCAACGGCGGCACAGACGAAGAATTCGACACCTTTCAGGACGCAGTAGACGGCAGAAAAGAAATAGGCTGGAAGGTTAGAAAAATAGACGGTCAATGGCAAGACGTTTGTCCAGAATGTCAGGAGGTGTCGAGGTGATATCAGCAGAGTTAAAAACAAGGCTTGAAAGCAATATTGGCTTTTCCATAGACCAACCGACATTCGACAGGGCGGAGCAATACGCACGAAGGAAACTTAACTGGATTAACGAGCGTGCAGGAAGGCAATATGGCGAAGACGGTTACGGCGACGATTACCTTGTTGTCCTGACGCAAGATGTTCTACACGAACAAGCCTTTTCGGATTATACAATGGCGTTGTGTCTAGCAAGGATGGAGGCGGCAAATGAACGTGCAGGAACTTGAAAAACTAAAAGCCGAATAGGCATGGAGGGAAACAGTTTTAGCATTGGAGGTGGGCAAATGTATAAGTTGTCGAAGGTGGCAAAGGAGAAGTATTTACTTGATTTACTGGACGAGGTTAAAAGGCTTATAGTCGCAGAATCGGTTATTTTAGATAAGGGGTTAGCAAGATACGAGGAACGCCTCAAACCTGAAAATCAGGCATATGCAAAGAGCGTAAAGACGGTGTTGCATGATGAAATAAGGGACAGCCTGTTCACGGCACTGTTAATCGTTATGGGATATAGGTTGCCGCGAAACGAATTATATTACCTAAACGAATACGACGATTTGTGCGAGTGGTTAGGCGAAAAATACGAGGACGGAAACCAAAAGTGGGAAGGAGGGTAACTCCAATGAAACTAAAGGAAATTCTTCTGGATGGCATACCAGAAACACAGCACAATACCTTTATGATCGGGTATATCCTAACGCAAGAACACGGTTTCAGCTTCTTTGACAGGAAGCATAGCAACACCAAATTTACTCTAAGCATTTTAAAAGGTTTATTGGCGTTTTGTCTACGGGCTATACGCAATAAAGACGACGAAGTCAGAAGAATTAAACAGCTTAAGAAAATGTGGAAAAAGGAAGGTGAGGCAGGATGAATAAGACATTGCTAATGGGTCGCCTGACTAAAGACCCCGAACTAAGATATACCCAAAGCGGCATAGCCGTGGCACGGTTTACCCTTGCGGTAGACAGGCGAATGCAAAAAGATAAAACGGATTTTATTTCAGTAGTGGCATGGAGGAAGCTGGCAGAGTTTTGCGCCCAATACCTAAGCAAAGGGTCTAAGGTAGTTATTGTTGGATCACTGCAAACAAGGGCATGGGACGACAAAGAAACAGGTAAAAGAAGAAGCGCAACGGAAGTTGTTGCCGATGAAATGTATTTTGCTGAATCCAAAAGGACAGGAGCGCAGGAAGAAAAAAACCCACTGGAAGAAGCGTTAGAAGACGGGTCATTTACATTAGTGGAAGATGAAGACTTACCGTTTTAAGGTTTTGATAGGGGGTGGGTGAGTGGAAAGATACCAAATGCAAGCATTCATAGAAAGAATGCTGGAAAATCACGAACAGGAACAAAGACAGCTTATGTATCAAATTGAGTATGAAAGGGTTAAGATGGAAAACGACATAGAGGAAATGCGGTCAAGGTGCTATCCGGCAAGCGTTAAATTTGACAAACTTCCTGTTCAAGTATCAAAGGGCGACTATGACGGCAAGCTTTGCGAAATGGTCGATAATATAAAAAAGCGGCAAGAGATAGCGGAAAGAAACGTATATGAACTGCAATCACACCTAGACAGAATACATAGGCTATATAGTTGCGTACTTCAACTGGATTCACAGCTTAAATGTGTATTGCTGGCACTGTATTATCCAAAGTCAACTATTGAGAAGGCGGCAGAGGCATTAAACACGACAGAAGCTATAATAAAAAGGCGCAAAAAATATGCGCTTCGTAAAGTGACAGAATTATTTTTCAAAAAAAGTGAGCCGAAACGTACCGAAATGTACCGCGATGTACCCTAATGTACTGGTATGTATTTAAAAAGTGTTATATCGTTAAGTTGGGTAGTTCTCACCTGCCCCCTCCTTTTAATAGAGGATAATTCAGGCACTTGGCTATTATACAGTCAAGTGCTTGTTTTATCCGTAAATGTGGGAAGAGAATAAAAAGAAAGGTGGTGGCATTGTGGCAGAGAGGGAAAGACTTACGGTAAAACAAGAGAAGTTTTGTTTGGCATATGTCGAAAAGGGCAATGCCACACAAGCGGCTATTGACGCGGGGTATAGTAAACGGTCTGCACGGGCAATAGGTACAGAAAACTTGCAGAAACCATCCGTCCGCGCGCGTATAGACGAACTATTAGCAGAAATACAAAACGAGAAAATAGCAGACGCAACAGAGGTATTGCAGTTTTTGACTGCCTGTATGCGTGGACAAGTAGAAGAAGAAGCCGTTGTTGTTGAATTAATAGGTGATGGCATGGGGTCGGCGGCGAAGATAGTTACTAAGAAAATTGGAGGACGGGAAAAAGTCAAAGCCGGTGAATTGCTGGCGAAACGACACGGACTACTTACAGATAAGTTAGACATCAATGTCCCCGTTACAGTGGTGATAGAAGATGATTACGGGGACTAAACATACAGCAATTGCAAGATGGAATAAAGTGTTCAAGGAAGTTAACAACTGCAAGAAGCGTTATAGAATACTCAAAGGTTCTGCCGGTTCTGGAAAGTCAGTCAATATAGCGCAAGACTATATCAAGAAACTGTCAGACCCGCGCTTTGAAGGTGCCAACCTGCTTGTAGTAAGAAAGATTGAGGAAACTAATAGGGATTCCACCTTTGCAGAACTACAATCAGCCGCTAATAAACTGTTTGGGGAATATACAGACCGCGTCTGGAAGGTAAACCTAAACCCCTTAATGATGGAATGCAAGACCACCGGCAATAGAATCATATTCCGGGGAATGAAGGATCAGGGACAAAGGGAAAAGGTTAAGTCGATTACCTTCAAGAAGGGCAAGTTGTGCTGGATATGGATTGAAGAAGCGACGGAACTTCTTTCCGAAGACGTTGACATTCTGGACGATCGTCTTCGTGGAGATTTGTCAGAAATAA